TCTAGACACTCCGGTTACCCGAAGATTTTCATAAGAGGGTTCTGAGACAAATACCTTTGGATCTGTATATCCGCTACCACCATTAACAATGGTAAATGATAGGGTTCCACCCGCACCAACAGATGCTCTTATAGATGCCGCTGCTCCAGTGTGCCCACTTTGATATACACTTACACCTATGGAAACAATTCCATTATATCCAGATCCAAGATTATCGGTAGTTCCTAACCCAACAGATCTAATTGAACCTCCTGCACCCACTACAGCAGTTACTGCTGCTCCAACAAGGGGTGCATACCCTAATCCAGTTGACGATCCCAGAGAGATTATCATACCACCTCTAGGAGTTTGATTTTGATTTACATCAAACTCTGAAGTAATAAGTTGTGAAGTATTTGGATCTGTAATACCTGAAAATACTACACTACTTATTCCTACGAAAGAATTTTCAATAAATCTGAAATTATTTTCTGGATTATTAATAGTTGTTGGTGTTTGGAAAATACTGTTTATGAATAGGATACCATTTCCACCTGTAGATCCCAATCCAACAGTGTTTGCTCCACCAACAGTTAATGTAAAAGTTCTACCTATACCAGTAAATTGATTGGAAATATCATCATATATTTGATTTGTTGTATAATCATTTCTTAAAAATACTCTTCCAGTAAATTCAGATGTTTCAAATCTTAAATTGCTAGAATCTCTTTGTATTTGAGGATTTCCTCTAGGTGGCTCAGTAAAGAATATTTTATTTTTAACAATATTGTACGATCCTTTATAAATTCTTGCCGATGTGGAATCTGTATGTGTGGTAGACGATGAACCAACAAATCCTCTAGAAACTTGAACTAAAGGAATTGCTCCACTATTTGTAATTGGACCTACACTAGTAGTTCCTAAACCAACACTGATAATCCCCATATATTCATTATCAATTTTAATAATGTCCTTAGGTGCTATTGTAGATATTCCAGTCAAAGCAAATATTGTAGATGTAGCATTAATTTGCCCATTATTTCCGGATAATGCATACACTATTGGGGTAAATGTTAGTGGATATTGTACTAAATTATCAACTGTAATAATTGATTTTTCATTCCTCTTACTCATTTCAAGTTTATGTGCGTTACCCTCGCCATAAGATGTAAAAGTAACACCTATTCCCAATAAAGCATAATCTTTTCTTGTTGATAGTTTAAATGTATCATTTGATTGCTTGATAACATAAACATCCGAAGGTAATAATGTAGTTACAACTCCAACAGAATTTAAAGTTGCTCCAATTCCAACTGCACTTTCGCCAATTCCAATAAATGTTGATGTTGGTGTGTATACAAGTTTCTCTCCATTACTAAAGAAGTGATTTGGTATTGTAAAGAGTCCAGTGGATAGATTTAATACATTAGAATCTAAAGGATTAAATGTTTTTGTAAAAATTGGATATCCATCGGAAGTTAAATTGAAATCAAGTTTATTAATTCTATCACCATTAATTGCATTATAAAAATTAAGATCAATAGACTCTAAAATAGTTCCATATTCAAGATTTGGTGCAATATTTTCTGTGTCCAAAATTGTATACAAACATTCATTAAATGATAAAATATTAATTTTGGATGTTATTGATGGATCTGGATAGAACTTTAATATAAAATTGTTACCAGAATATTCTCCACCGAAAGTTCCAATTCCTGTAGTGCTTCCAACGGATAAAAATGGTGATTGCTGCACAAATATATCATTGGTATCTTGCACCAACATAATTTGATGAAGGGCACTTGTTGACCCAACACTAACCTCAACTAAAGATTTGACAGCATTAAAATCATTTTTATTGAGTGATATTACCGTTGATGCTGATGAAACAGTAGATGAATAATTTGACTGATATATTGCACTTCTTTCAAATCCATCTAATTGCCCAGACAATTTAAATCTATACACACCAGAACCAACAGATGTTGTACCAAATCCAACAACTTTTGATCTTATTTGTATAGAATTTGATGAATTATTTGTATAGTTTAAAGATAATACTCCAGAAGAAATACCAGCACCAAATGAACCTATAAAGTTTCCAGAATAATTATTTGTTTGATATTCTGAGTCGAAATAATACTCAGAAATATATGTATCTGTTCCATTGTGGGTCAAATATAATTCAACAAAATTCATCTGATTTGTTAAAGAATCAATAATTTGAATATTTGTATATAAAGAACTGAATTTATTAGATTGTACGGATATAATAGAAGTTGTTATTCCTGTTGATGCAATTCCATTCGTTCCTGTTAGATTAATAAATCCAATAGATGCAGTTCCAATACCAGGTAAAGTGGAATTAAATTCATTTTTAATTATTTTTATATCATAGTCAGTAGTATATGCATCAGTCGGTACAAATTGGAGAGACGCTTCATTAAATTCATTAGTAAATACTGAAAATGTTCCATATTCTTCTCCAGAAAAATGCGTGATTCCTACTCCAGCATTAACAACTGTTCCTTTATTTAAAAGAAAATCGTTATTTCCATCATTTAATAGTATCAATTCGGTCAGTTGAATTTGTGAATTATCTGTATTAGAAACTCTTAATAGTAATCTATAATAAGAGTCGGAAGAACCTAGGTCAATAATATTTAAAAATTCACTTGGCTCTCCATCTAAATTAGAAAATTGTCCATTTATATCATCTACTCTTAAAACTACATTACTTATGCATTCGGTATAAGATGCTAATTTTTTATTTTTTAATTTTAAAAATTTGGAAGAATCTCCAATAGTATCAATATCTTTTACCAAATCAAAATCATATATTGTATCTACTCTATTCTCTTCAATTATATCATGGAGTATAGTTGTGGCGTTTACTGATGTTGAAATTCCAGAATTTGCAGTTGATGTAATACCAGTATCTGCAAAATTCTTTAATCCACTAGTATGAACTAAACTGTTAACTGGGGTCCTTAGATCTTGATATGTAATTGGACTCTTTATAGTATATGAAAGATTTTGATAATAATCGTTATCTGGAATAACTTGATTATCTTGATCCAATTTTCCAATATCATTTTTCCATCCAATATTCTTTTTAATTGAATAATCAACAGCAAATTTTCCAAAATTATTAGCAATTTTATCAATAGTTGCTATATTTCCAGATTCTTTGCCTTTAATAATTTCACCAACAGATAATTCATAAGCATATGATCCAGATACTTTAATGAACGAATCATTATAATCCACGAGTACCAAATCTCGTTCAATATTATTAGAAATAAGTTTCTCACCAATAATAAATGTAGAAGAAATTTGAGTAACTTCAAATGATGGATAATCAATTCTGTTTACAAGAATTCCAAATGAATCTTGAATAGTTTTTGCTATTCCAGTGTTTGATGTTAAGTTGGAGATATTAAATTCAACTTTATCAAAAACTCCCGAATTATCATAGTTACTGACAGTAAAGAATTCATATCCATGATCTTCCGAATTAAATCCAGAACCATCAACACTATATTTTTGAATCCCCTCTACAAATACCTTATCGCCAACATTAAATGGGTTAGTTAAAAACCCAGTTAATGGTGTTGTTATAAAACATGTAAAAATTCCAGTGGAAGATGATTGTACTTGCTGAATACTAATTCCATTTGTATTATTGGTAGCAAATAATTGTACGGTTGTTTCTGGAAGACCTTTTGGTTCTTGTAATATATTTACTGAAGAAATAGAATTTCCATTTATTGTTGCTACCAATATTCCACTATCAATTTTTTCTCCAGTATTAGAATCTACAATTACAATCGATGGCGCAGCAACATAACCCCCTCCACCACTGGTAACGGTAATAATACCAACAGTGTTTGAATTTTTGATTGTGATTAATGGTGATATGTATGCGGTAGGTTGTAATGTTTTATCAGAAGAGTATTCAAATCCTTCATTGATAATTCTTATTTCTCTTGCGTTACCTATAGTTGTTGATTTTGAAATAATATATGCATCTCGACCCTCATTGGAATTTGATCCTATAAAAATTGGAGATTTTTTATACTCAGATCCTCCAGAAACAATGTTAATTTTATTAATTCCACCTTTTGCAGATGTGGAATTGGTAAAATATTTTAAAACTTCACATTCACCTTGAGAATATTTTAAATTTTCTGGAAATGTGTCTAAAGAAATATTAAAAGTGGTTGATCCAATACCAGAAATTCTATAATCTGAATTATATACACTATTTACAAATAATATTTCAGAATAATTAGTTACTGTAGTATCAGAAGTACTAATATATCCAGATTTTTCCAAATTATAATATAATTCGGTTGGTAATATATCACTATAATTGATAGTTAGTGAGGCTTCAGATGATACTCCAACTGTTCCTATACCCAATACTGTAAATGAAGTAGTTGTTGAAATTGAAACAAACTCATTATTAAATTCTTTATCATAATAAACTTTAAAATTATGCCCAAAAAGTGAAGCATCTGATAACTTAAATACTAGATTATTATTTTTAACCGATTGAATTTGTGGATTTATCAATGAAATATTATGAGTTGTCCCACCTGCACTTGTAATATTTACTGTAATTGGTGGGATAGTTTTGCAATCAATATATGTTTCTGAAAGTTTTATGGTATTATCATCAACTTTATATGCATAATATGAACCAGTTGATAGTCCTGATGCAATTAGGTTGGAAGAATAAAAAACTTTATCACCAGTTTCTAATCCATGACTGTTAAGTGTTATTTCATTAGTTGTTGTGTTAATACCAGTGGAATTGAATCCAATAGGATTGATTAAAATATTTCCGGTGGTTGTATCTCTTTTAACATACACTGAAGATGAAGTTCCAATACCAACCGATAAATCTGGTTTAACATTAAGACTGACAATATCTCCAGCAGTCAATCCATGGTAGGTTGAAACTGAAACAGTAGATTTAATTTTTTCAATTTTTCCGGTTTTTTGAGTATATGTGCTTTCAAAAGAATATTCATTAGAATTATCACCATTAGTAATAAAAAATACTTCGGAAGAATTAAGATTGGTTTTAATTCCAATAGTATTTTTATTTTTATTTGTTACATAAACATTCGCTGGTAAATTGAATAAACTTCCAGTTGATGAAGTTGAGATTGCAATGTTTGATCCATTGAGTGTGAAAATAACTTGTTGATTATTTGTAAATGGATGATTTTCAATATAAATTCCTTGTGTTGGAATATTTCTTGTGATAGTGGAACCACCAAATTGTAAAGTTACAGCATTTGTAATTCCACTTGTAGTTCCAACTCCAACCGATTGTTTTGGATTAAAATACACTTTATCATTAACTTTGGATTCAAAACTATCAATATTTTGAGAAATTGTAAAAGAATCTGGAATAAAGTTTATTTGAGTAGTTGCGGTATGAGATACTCCGGTTGATCCTCTTTTTACTTTAAGTATGTTGAGATTTTGAAATACCTCTAGTACTGATAATGTTTCTGTTCCAATTCCAATGCTGCTTCCAACAGATACTGATTCTGGAAGTTGAGTAACATATATTTCTGTCGCTAATCCTACAGTTGATGCTGGAACATTGACTAAAACATTAGAATAATGAGAAGATACTGATATTTGATAAGAGTTGTTTAATTTGCTTAAATTAGTTGAAAATCCGGAAATTACAACATAATCATTATCTGATAGATTGTGATTTGGTAAGATGGAAACTTTTACTTCTCTATCATTATTCCAAGTAAAAATAGCATCTTGATAAGTATCTACTTCTGTAGATATTTCTACAATATCTTTGCCTTCTATAGATGATACTTTTGCTATTAATCCACCACCCTCTGTATCAGTATTATCAAAGTTTAAAACATCATTTACCTTATAATTTGAACCAGAATTAATAATATCAAAATCATTAATATATCCAGAAGACACTGATTCAATAACAGATCTTTGTCTTGTAATCTCATTAGTTTCAATGATGAAATCATTGTCGGCATAATTGTCCGAAACTTTGTATGGGAATGTATTTCTAAGTAAATTGGAAGTATTAAAATTAAATGATTGATCAAGGGTAAAATTTTCTTCTAAAATATTGGATCTATACGTATTTCCAATAAAATATGGAAACTGCGGTTCTAAAGTTCCTACTTGAACTGAAGAAAAATATGCATAAACACCATTTGGAAATTCCAAAGTTTTTCCAAATCTTCCATTGTGTTCATCCAAATCTCCAGAATTTGTATATACATAATCCTCCACAAAGAATCCTGCAGAAAATCCTGCTGGTCTATCAATAATATTTGAAGTGTTTATTTCGTATCCAGAGGTTAATAGTTTTGGATTAGAGTTTGTATCCTCTGGGTCAGAGTATCCATACGCACCATATATTGGATTTCCATCATATGCCCATCCAATTATATTAGAAACTGCAGATCCATCATCGTTAAATGATTCTCTTAACCTATCAAAGTATCCACTAACAGAGTATTGAAGTTTGTTTTCAGTTTCTACTAAAAATTCATTTCCAAATTTAATATTATTATTGACGGTTAACGGTCTAATTTTAGTATCAAAAAATGCGTTAGATCCTGAAGGGTTTACTTTAATCGAAGTTGATGAACTTGAATATCCAATTCCAGCATTTACAACTCTAACATCTGTTATTTTTCCATTGATAATGATCGGTCTCAATTCTGCTCCAGATCCAGATCCTGTAGAATCAATTACCACCAAATCTGGATCTGAATAGTATTCAAGACCACCATATTGAATATTTACATTGTTGATAGTACCATTTATAATAATTGGTTTTAATTGAGCCTCCCTACCAGTTTTTATGGATATTAGTGATTTTCTCTCAAGATTTAAAATAGTTGATCCATAACCAGTTCCACTTTCATATAAGTATGCCCCAATAATACTACCCTTAACTTTAGGAGTTGCTGCAATTGATTGATATTCTTGAGTTGTTGTTCCAAAACCAACGGGAGTATATTGTATGGAAATTGAAATATCTGGATAATTAAAATATTGATAACCTGATCCAGGAGAAGAAAATTTGATATAATTTTCTCTATTGTAATTTGATACGTCAGTACCGCCAATTCCAGCATCACACAATCTAAAAGAATCATTATCAATTCTTAAGATATAATACTGATTTAGTGAAGAAATTCCAGATATTGTAGATGTTTGATAACTATACGTTACTAACTCACCACTATTAAATTCATGGTTTTTAAAATTAATTGTGTGGTTAACTGTAGATATTCCCGTTTGGGTAACAATTAATTTTCTATTAGTATATCCACTACCACCATTAATTACTTTAATCTCTGATATTGTATTTTTATTTGATGCAGTTCTAAAGTTATGAATACCCGAATTATTATTTCCATTAAAACCTACAGTATTAATTCCAGAAGAATAATCCGAAATAGATCCATATAATTTAATTGTTTTATTATTATCAATTTTTGCATAATATGTTCCATTATTAACTAACGTTGAATTTTCACTTCCAATTGGTAAATTTCCATTGGAATTATAAATTATAGACTCGCCATTAGTCAGATTGTGATCCGTTAAAAATGTAAGTTGTGATGTAGTAGTACTAATTCCACCAGAGTATACTACATTTCTACCATCAAAGAAAATTTCTCTGGATCTTCTTAGAGCAATTGGTTCAATAATAGCTCCAGATCCATTACCACCACTTATTGTGGTGGATACAATATTCTCAATATCATAGTCTTGAGAATCTACATAAACACTAACAATACTTCCACTAACTACTGGTTGAACTAAAGCGGTTGTTCCTGCACCAGATGAAACTGATATTAATGGGGGATTAATTACATCATATCCACTTCCACCATTTAACACTTCAATGGATTCTAACGGACCATAATAAATTTTATCATCGGACTTATAGTTATTAATTTCAACACCATTAATCAACATTCCGGTTGATCCTGGAGTTGTTAATTCCCCAGTTCCATTTTTAATATTTACATCTAATGGGAATTTTTTAAGTATTTTTTGAGCACTAATTTCTCCAGATCTTTGTGAGTATACTGTAAATGTGTGGGACCCACTTGCAGGACCAAATGTTAAGTATTGATTTCCTCCAATAAATGATCTAGATGAATATAATTTAATTTTTTTATTATCTGCCGAATTGACTTCAACATAATAACTTCCAGTCTCTAACCCTGCAAGTGAATTAAGTTCTGGTTGATAATAAATTCTATCTCCACTAATAAAGGGAACTGAATTATTAAATGCTATAGTAGAATATGTGCCATCACCAACTGCGTCAGTTAAAATTCCAACAGTACCATTACTAATTGATGCAGTATTAATATTTTTTGTTATTTCATAAGCATATGGGATGGATAATCCCCTATTATCAGATGGAAGTGAATTGGAAGCCACATAGGCATACTCATCGCCATCAGTATATAAATTTTGAACATCAGATACAATTACATTATTTCCAAATTCAATAGGAACTATTGAACTACTTGCCGTATTAATTTTTCTTCTTAAGTCATATTTTACTCCCAATTCTGGAGTAAAGGATAGATTATTTAAATCAATTCTATTTTCCGAAACAATAACGTTTGAAATATATGCAATATTTGTTGGTGAAGATACTACATTATTAGTACCTCTTTCAATAATTTCAACTTGATCACCGATCTTTAAGCTTGATCGATCAATTGGACTGGTTAGGGTAAAATTGTTAATATTTTCTATTTGATATCTTGAACTTGTATTGTATATCCAAGAATTTGCAAAAATTTCTTTATAAGTTCTATTCTGATTAGGATTTTTAATTAATTCACCAAGGTTTTTGACTGATATAATATCGCCTTCGCTGACGTTCAAGTTATCAGATACTTGTACAAAGTTTGATAACACTCCAGTAAGTCTTAATTCAACTTTCTTGGTAGTATCTCCATCTTCATAACCATAATAACTCTCATCGGATCTTACATCATCTGTAGAGGAAATTTCTTCTTCAATTCCTGTACATCCAAAAAATTGATTAATACTTTTACTGGTATAGGTAATAATATTATTACCAGATATAATTGTACCTTCTTCTGCAAATCCAATAGTGGAGTCAACAGATATTACTGATCCACCAACTAAAACAGTCTCAAGACACTTTGTACTTGGTGTAATTGTAAAATTGCCTTCAACAGCAGAAAATTCGTTATATCCAACAAAAAGTGAAATTTTAAAATATTGTTTATTATTTCTCGTAAATGGCTCAACTTCAGAAACTGATGCACTAGTAATCGTATCAGTAGATTTTTTAATTGTTTGACCGACCAACTTTAAAGGATCTCCGGAGATTCTTTCCGCTATTGCAACTTCTCTTCTAACAAATTCAGAAGAAGATGGTTTTATTAAAAAATCTTCTAAATTTACAACTTGTGGAGTTACGCCATAAAGAACATTAAATAAAATTCTAAATGATTCATTAGTCCCCTTTGATTGGTAAAAAGTTCTTGCTTCTTTTATAAAATTTCCAACATTTAATTCAGAAACAAAGTCAAGATCCTCTAAACCAGGTGTTAAAGTATATTTTAATTTTTTATAGAACTCTTTTAAAAATAAAGAACTTAGATTCTGTACAGAATTATTTTGCTCATGAGATGCTGCTGTTGACTCGGAAAATACAAGGTCTTCTTGATTTAAATTTGCATGATAACTGGTAATACCACTAAATCCACGAATACATCCAGTAAAAGTATTTGTTGTTAATCCAGTATAACTTATTATCTCACTATCAATCTTTAATAGTCCATATTGCTGAGGAAATCCTTTAGTACTATTAACTTGAATAATACTATCAGTAGAAGAAATGTTCGAAGTAATATATGCGCTATCTACTACTACTTCGGGAATTAAATTATCAAGTTTTAAATATTGATCTAAATTTTCGGCAATATCAATTGGACCACTTTGATATTCCTGAGAAATATAATATTGTTTTAAAAATTCTGCCGCATTGGGACTCTCATCCAAAATAAAATTTGGGAGTTGATTGTCAATAATTTGCTGAACTTTAACTCTAGACTCAAATCCAGTCTGTATCATATTACTTTCTTGTTAGGGTCCCGTTTGAATAACTTGACGTATAATAATCTCTAGAAAATACTGTTCCAGATATTTCGTCACCAGAAGAAATTACGTCTCTTACCATATTTATTGTGCTTTCTGAAATACTAAAACTTAAATATAAGTCCTTTAATCCAACAACATCATTTGATTCTGGATAAGCCTGTATTTCGATAATATCATTTGCTAATACTGTTGAAGTAATATTTACAGTTGTAAGTATAATCTCACCTCTTGAGTAATTGACCGTTCCTGCAGATTTTGCAACAACTCTTGTAGTCCCATCACTCATTGGTTTTACTATTGATATAACTCCTGTTATACCATCTGAATTTGGAATATCAGTCAGATATACTGTACTAGATTCATTTGAAATATTAAATCCAGTAGATTTGATATTATATCCCTCAGAATTAATATGAAACTTGTTTCCAAAACATAGTTCATATTGGGCAAATTGATTTGGAACTACCTTTAGATCTCTTCTAATTCTCACTTTAGTGATATTGGATGTTATAGAAGTATCAGTATTATCAATAATTTGCTGAACTTTACTATACTTAAATCTTCCACCAAATTTATTAAGATCTAATGAATTTGAATATTCTGTTAATGAATTTACTACTTTTGTTTTTAATGACTCAACAGTTGATACTTGAGAGTAATTATAATAAATTGACGAATCAATCTCAACATACAATACCTTAAGGTCAATTATTTTCTGATTAATTCCAGAAATACTGTATTGTTTTAGTTGTGATAAAATTCTAGACTTTGAAAAGTCTGAGACATATGTTCCATTTTTTGGTTTAATACTGATAGAGACTGTTCCATATTCTGGTGGATCAAATTCCTCACCACCAACAATAGCAACAGATTCCGTGTCTGGATAAATCTTTTTAATAATTGCTTCATAGTCACGTGCAGTTACTGCTCTATACTGTGATGAATAAATTCTTGGGGCATAATACTTAATCGAATCTACTGACTCAATATCAGAACCATTTTGAGATGATTGATTTGTTGTAATTATTACACCAGTATTAGATGCAATTGGTACATTGCTAGCATCTCTAGTAGTTCCGGAAAAAGAGAACGAAGTAGCACCATTACCATCTTTACCATCAGTTACAATATAATTTACGGTAATTACTGAAGCATTTTGTAATTTTTCACCAATTAACCCATCGCCAAAAAGCAATTCATATTTTTCATCCTGCACTTCTTGTAGAAGATAAATTTTAGATGTGGAGTTAACATTAATAATATTATCAACTAATGAATATTCTATTCCAAGTCCACTATCGTTAATCCCTTTTACATAAACAGAAATTGTTGAAGTATCAATAAAAGAATTATTGAGGATAAATCTTTGGTCTAAAGAACCATCTACTGTAAAAGTTTTAGTTAAAAATGTACCCTGATAAACATCAATTTTATTAAAGGATGCAATTCCATTCACAACATTTGTCGATATATTATCAGGAACTGAGAAAGTATATGATGAGTTATCAACAGTTCCTACACACACTAGACCCGCCTGTAAGGTCACTGTTGGTGTATCTGCACCAATAGACATATCAAAGGATATCTGTGCCTTTGATGCCGTTCTAGAGCGGGGTACGTACCCAATATTTCTTGCTAACGAGACAACATTTTCGCGGAGAGTTGCTGAATCCAAAAAGGATTCGTTCACAATCATATTAGAGTTGAAAGCAGTAATATACGTGTTATATGCTAACGTATCAATTAATACTGAAAAATTAGACCCCTCAAAGTCAAAATCCGTGAATGTAGAGTTGGCACGGAGATAATCTTTGATAGAAGTCTTTATCTGATCAAAATCTAGATTTGTAAATTTAGTAAAAGGCATTTTATCTTGTTGCCTCTAGTAGGAATGAATATTCTTGAGTTGGAAACTCTTGTCCAATAATATCAAAAATAACCGTCACATTAAATGTATTTTGATCGGGATCCGGATCTACTTCAACTCTAACATTATTAACTCTTGGTTCAAAGTTATTAATGGAGATTTCAATTTGATTTTGAATGACTGATGCAGTACCAAAATCAACAAATTCAAATAAACTTCTTTCAATATCAGACCCCAATAATGAATTAAAGAATCTTTCAGTTGGAATAGTTTCTACAATATTTCTTACAGATCTGCGAATCGCATTTTCATTCTTTAATATTGGTAGATCCTTCGTCACAGGATGTGGTTCAAAGGATAAACTGATATCTTTAAATGATCGGGATATCCTTTGAATTGCCATCGAACAGAGTTTTTTATTTATTTATATCTACTTCCACAAAGAACCATATGTTGGTTCTGTACCATATTCCCAGTCATTATAGTCCTCATCATTACGAATTTTTTCATGTAATTCAGTTTGTTTTTTAAGATTATGCTTTGGTGCATAATCGTGCATTACCTCTTGAATTATTCTTTTTTGAGAATCTCCGGATTCGAATAACATTTTAGCTCCTGTTTTAGTGAATAAAACAGAACTTTTATAAAGGAGGTTGCTATCTCCTATTGTTATTTAACGATTTACTTCACGAAGAGAATAATTATCTGAATCCAGATATCTTAATAACTCTAATGCGATTAATTTTGGATTTCCTTCACCACATGTATAAACATCTATTGCTAGACAACCCTCCTCAGGCCACGTGTGACACGATACATGACTCTCTGAGAGTGCGATGACTATCGTACATCCTTGTGGTATGAAACAGTACTGGAAGACGTTTAGGATGGCCATCCCAGCACGTTTAATGCCTTTAACCATTACCTCTTCAAGGGTAATTGCATCGTTAATGAGATCGTATTTAACATCATACACCTCTAACAAAAGGTGCCTACCCATTGAAAAACGTTCCAAGGCATAAAAATCCACTAAAAATTTATTTATTTGACCCAAAAACCCAGTCTTTCATAACTTGGATCATCTATGAATCTGTATTCTTCATAATTTTCTTTTATTTTTTCATTCCAAACGGGTATTGCAACTGAATTTCCATATCTAAAATTAGGATTTCTACGAAATTGTACTTCTATAAGATGTCCACCAATAAATTCACAGTTAATCCATTCATAATCTCCTTTTAAATTTTTTAAAATATTTGGAAAATCAACTTTTCGATCTACTTTTTCCCACTTAGACCACTTATGGATTGGATCTTCTTTGTTTTTTGTACCTAATATAGTTAGATTTTGTTGTTTATGATAAAAATCGACACTTAAATGTTCTCCTTCAAAAATTTCGCACCAGAATTCTGATGGATGCATGCCATCTGTTCTTTTTTCAATCCATTCTTTACGAGCAAAACGACTCATACCAAATAAATTGAATGAAGGACGCACAATATAAAAGTCGGGATTAGGAACTGTGGTCCCAGCAGGACCACAAATATAACCTAAAACCCGACTTAAAAATAATTTATTATATGCCCAGAGATCATCAGAATGTATATGATTCCATTCATCATCACATTCTAGTAAATACATTATCTACCTTGTCCTCTGTATCTTTTACGAGCTGAGTTACGAGAACTCGCAGCATACTTGGTATTAGACCCATCACCCTGACGAGTGCTTTTGGGTTTTGATTCAATAACATCTTTACCAGACAATGAGGGACGCTTAGACATTAGTTTTCTCCAATAATTTCAGTTTGAATTTCTTCGGGTAATGGAGAACCTGTCCGATAAAATTCAACTGACAAGTCCTCCATAATATTAAAATATTCTTCTTCTGTAAGATTTGAAAATATTTTTCTTCCCTTACAAAGAATATTGTATGTATCAGCCATTTGTATCAGATTACTCTTGTCTTTTCGTGACCAACGCGAATACGAGGATCACACCAAATTTCAAAACCTGCTGCGATAGCATCTAGGCAGAATGATACATCTTCTCCACACATATCCTGAACATCGCCAGAATCAAAGACTTGCATCTTAGGAGCAAACCAAGGATACTTGATTCCATCATCCTCAAATACACCGTGCTTAATCAATACCCAACCAAAACCAGTATAATCAACTGTAAATGGTTTACGACGCTTTGAAATGCTTTCAACGGTTTCATGATTCATCACTCCACCATTATTACGGAAGTCATCTTCTTCTAACCAGTGTGCGACAGAAGTTGTGTGTCCATCTTCGGTAGCATACCAACCAGCGGCAATATCCTTCTCCATCAGAACTAATTGAAAAAACTTCTCAGTATTGAAGACAATATCAGAATCAATCCAAAGTTGCCAATCGTATTTAAGTTTTCCGTCCCAGGGAATTTGATCTGGTCCACGCAGTACATTCGCACCTAAACATTTGCATCGGGCAAAGTTTACCATCGATGAATAGTCTTGTGAGATTTGAATACTTGCTCCTGCCTGTACCAAGTCAAAGCATAGTTGCACAAAACTCTTTAAGTAGGTATATGAAACTCCACGACCTGGAAGGCAAAAGACAATAGACTTGCCTCTCACCATTTCTTTTGCTTTTTCGTAGTCCCATTCGTTTTCATTATTTGATGCCACTGGGGCATTTGCTTTTACTGTGAATCCTTTAGCCATAATTTCAAGTGATTACTTACATATCATACAGTATTATCTATGTCCTGTCAATCTTCTTCCTTTTCACTTAATACAAGGTCTGTGCCCTCTAATGAAAAGTTTATCTCACTATCCTCATACCATGAAAGATCATTCACAATCCACTCGGGTATTACAATATAATACTCCCCAGTAATTGGATCGACTTGTAGTGCCTCAAAATTTTTGCCGGAATTTTTTTTCATATAAAGTATTATAATTTACCTTTTTCAGAATTATATAGTCTCGGGAAATTTTTGAGTAGATCGATATTTATAGGTCGATTTGGGTCAGTTGTAGGTTAGGGTAGTGATGGGTTTTTATATACGGGGGGCGCCCCCGCCGCGACCGCATACGGGGCAACTGCTGATTCACGAACGAATGCCCCCCACCCGAAGCGGGCAGGGGGCAGGCAGTGGGTCAGGCAGGGAAGGAGATCCGCTTCGCTTCGGGGTTGCAGTGGTAACGGTGACCAGAACCAACCCACCCCCGAAAATCGGTGTGCATGTCCGCCAACTCAGCAGCGGGCAGACCGTCATGCTCCCATCCCCGCGTGTGAGAGTTTGCCTGATGCCCCTCCTTCACTTCCCATTCGGTCCCGTTGAACGTGGGAAGGTTGCTCACCTTGGTTCCGATCCAAACGGTCTGACGGGTTTGGAGGTCTGATGCTTGGTTGTAGATTGCCATGGGTTCGGGGTCGTTTGGTTGACTTGTTAATTGTAGCACGGACTAGGCGGCTGCCTTTGCTGCCAGAAGCAGGGCATGGAATTTGTGGAACTCATGGGTCATGCCAGGGGAGAGGGTCGGGCGTCCCTTGCTACCATGGGTGGGAAGGTGGAAGGTCTGGGCAATGGCGGGATGGGTTACCTTGTCATGGTTCCCGCCTGGTTTGATTGCTCCGCCTGCTTTGGTGATGAGGCGGTGGGCATCGCGGATCTTCAGAGGTTGCATCGGATTCGGTTGCGGTCCCCCTTATGATAAACCCCCTGCCTGACGAATCGGGCAGGGGGTGGACAGTTTAGAGTTCGGTCATCATCTCCACCATGGCAGCGGCATCGATGGCGGGGTCGTTCCAACGTACCCCATCACGGGTCTGCCCCAGCATCCGTCCGATCTGCCCGTCGGTCATGCAACGGACGAACTTGACCCAGGGGGTCTCATCGGTGCCGCAGAATTCCACACATGCCTTAGCGGTGTTGTAAAGGAACTCATCGTTGCCAATCCAGAGGGCAGCATTCCAGGTCTGGTAATTTGCCCAACCGTTGTAGGTGTTGCTGGTCATGGGGGGGGAGGTCGTTTGGTTCTTCCTTATCCTACAGGCAACCCCACCCCCTGGAAGGGGTGAGGTGGACAGTCTCAGAACTGGATCTCCTGCCCCTGGTCCTGGGCATCCGATGCGATAGACTCCAGGATTGCCAGGAGGTCGGCACCATTGGCAGCACGGTTCAGCAGAGCAGAGGCAATTTCAAAAGTCATGATAAAATGTTAAACAGTGTGGTTTGAGTTAGGGTGTCTTTAAGGGCGCACCCGCTCCCATAAAGTTTATGCCAGGCGCATGGAGGAGAAGAAAGGAATCACAGAGAATTCCGTTCCCCACTTAGCACGAAGGAACCAAGTCCAGTTCTTTTGGAATACACATTCGCCAGGCAATCCGTGCTCCTGAAGAATAGCATTCAGGCGGGACTTGGTGGTGTTCGATTGAAACCCACCATCAAAGAGGCGGAGGAAACCATCACCAACCTCGGCAATCAAATTGCCGTGGAGGTATACCCTGGAAATGGAATTGCCCTGCTCATACTCTACGCGGGTGTTGGCGCTTGCCCAATCTTGGCGGGCAGTGATGGCAGCGTTCATTTGGCGTTCGATTTTGCGCATGGGGTGCTCCGTTTGGTTGACTTGTTAATTGTAGACCCTAGGGGGGGCATGGCGACCCCCCAGTGGACAGTTCAGTAACTGACCACCATGGGGTTGACCAAACGCAGCAAGGCGCCTACCCTATCCTGTTGCAACTTAATACAAACTTGTGAATTCTTGTTTGCCTTGCTGGTTCCCAAAAATGCACTGATTCCGTTGTTATTACAAACCCGCATCCTGATGTCGGTGCTATACTCATTACCCTCAGAATCCTTGAAGAAAATCATACGGGATTTGGGGGCATCACCTTTCAAATAGGCAGTAAATCCTTTGTTCACATATTCAAATACTGGATGACGATTGACGGGGTAAATGTAAAGATTTTTCGTCTTAATATCATTAACTACGTTATCAAAGTTTTCTCCGCAAGGTTCAATCAATCCACGATTGAGCACTTTGATGATATTCTCTGAATTGAAGTGATTAAAACTTTCAGGACAGAGAGAATCGAACTTTGCAGAAACTTTCATCTTAAACTCTTCATCAATGCGAATATCGAAAGGCAGTTGACGAAGTTCTTTTACTTGTGAAAGAAACTCATCAAAAGTATCACCGAACAGACCCTCATTCACTGCGCTTGAAATATTTCCCCAATCATGAGATCCACTGTGAATAGACTCCATGCGCTTGATTCCGATTTTTTGAAGATCGGAAACTGCATCCTCTTTAAGTTTAGTACCCCCACGCTTTTCTACCGTGTTGGAATAAACCTTCTTATCATTCAAGATCTTAATAGTATTATCTTCGTTTTCTTTACCTTCAAGATCGGATTTGCCCGTTGTATCAAAGCCTTTTTTGTTCTTCATTTTAAATCTCCGTGATCGACAGGGGGAATTTGGTTTGGATGATCCGTCTTTAAGGCGCGGGTCGTTCCTTGCTTGTTGAATTAATTATAGGGCATCAGGGTGCCCCTGGATCAGATGGTGGACAGTTAATTAACTGGCACACTGGAAGCGACCGTGATTGAAGTTAGCATAACTGAAGACCTCACGATTGACCAGTTTGAACATACCGAAGTCATTGGTCATCACATAACCTTCGGCATCAATTCGGTTGTAGTTGATGTATGCTGCAGGACCATCATTGCGGCAGAGGTATACAGCATCCTCTTTGATAGACTTCACCAACTTCCAGAAACTGATCAGGTTGGGATTCTCAAAGTCATCAGGATTGACTTCCTTACCTTCACGAATGCAGGCATTGAGTTGCTGTTTAATTTGTGCAGCAACTTTAGGTTCTACAAACTCAACGCCAAGTGCCATCACCTTAGCAAACTTGCACACCTCTTTAAGGTCGGCAAAGTATTCGGCACCAGCGAAGATAGAGGCAGTAGGTTGCACGAACTTCACCGTGTCGGTATCAGTCCAGATGCTACGATCAGGCATTGCTACTGCATCACGAAGATCGCTCTCAGCATAATAACAAGTGTGAGGTGCGATGATAATTTGCTGCTCAATTACCTCAGGGAACTGATAGGTGATGGTGTTGGGTTTGTATTCAGAAAATCCACCAAACCCGATAAAATCCCCTTGATAAACGGTGTTTGTAAAAGGAAGAAAATTAAAACAAGCGTGGAGAATTTCTGCAACTTGACCGTTGTGGTTCGTATCAATTTCTTCATGAGATTCGTTGATTTTGATCTTTACTTTGTTGAAGACACTTTTGGTCCCGACGAAGAAGTTTCCAGTTGCAGGATTGCGACCCCAGACAATAGCGGGGGCACCATCAATCTTAACACTGAGATGCCCAGGATTGACGAACCAATCTAACACGGAAAGGTCACCCGTCAGGATAGAATCTTCGGGGTGTTGGAGGTGTGTGTTTTTCATTCCTTTAGAATACCAGGTTTTGGGGGCAGTGGGCGGTTTGGTGGACAGTTAGGCGACTGGCACACAATAGTGCCGCGTCTTAAAATCGTTCATAACCTTGAGACGATCATCAGATGCCTTGCTCACTTGTTCATGAGAATATCCCCGCAAAATAGCACCTACCTGAAGCGATTTGCGAGTCTCAGATTGATCGAAAGAATCCTGACCAAAATATATAAAATCTGGATCATTCTCCAGATCAGTGGGAATCTGATCCCAATCTTCAGTATCAAAAATGTTAAACATTTCCGTTAAGTCACATCAACAAACGTAGTATGACACAGAATCGGGCAGTTTGGGGCAGATGGTGGACACTTGCCCAACTGTCACACGTCCAGGCAGTGGCGACTGGTTTGGTTTAACCTGATCAGCACATCATTCCAGAACTCTTTATCATCTTCGTCGTTGTATTGATTGTTAGTCTCAACCAACTCAATGAGAGCATTAAGATCATCAGGAGTGAGAAAGTTCATCAGGCAACCTCCATCAAATCAGCAGCAACTTCCTCACCATAAAGTTCTGTAATCTCACCAACAATCTCCTCTTCAGTATAAGTCTTGTACTCTTTGACGAGTAAATCAAAGACCATCATTTCAAGAGATTCCACATCCATTCCCTCTACAATGTGTGAAACGTAGTTCTCAACGAACTGAGCGAATTGTTCTTTGGTGAGTGTCATTTGATGAAAGAAACTTCGGTGATGTTAGGATTAGACTTTAGAAGACGATTGAGTAACCGTTTTCTGTTAGAGTTCTTTGATAGATCTAGACCAACGTTAATAGGAACTTCCTCTGAAACTTTGTCATCATAAGAGAAACGAACATAAACAGTTTGAGTCATTTTAGTAATCGTAGTTTGCGTTGATGTACTCATTGAAGTCGAACTTTTCCTGCTTGAGTTCAGGAATGTCCAGATCGAAAATCTCACCTTCCATGTCAGCAATCTCAGTCCAGAGTGTATCTTCCATGTGGTTTTCTCAGGTACGAATGTAATGTAGAACGGATCGGGTCAAAAGTCTAGGGGGGTTGGACCAGTTTCACGACTGGCACACTCCCCCTGCACTAAGTGTTAGAAACTGCTGGAGAATACGTAACCATCTACGAAATCATAATCATAACGAAGATTCTGTTCCCAGGTTGCCTGCCAATCAACAACTACGTAGGCAGGAATATCATACCCATAAACC